ACATTATCTGGAGGCCCATTGCGCTAGACACCAGTCAACGGGCATCGTGCAGTGCTTTTCTCGCGGCTGGTCTGGATAACGCGAGAGTCGGGATAATGGGCCCAGCACCCAACCTCGATCAAACCGCGCGCCGGGTCCTTGAAAAAGGCGTCATATCCCCCGTACGCATCTGCTTGTAAGTAGCCGCGATAGCCTTTGAGAAATGCCTCCGGTCCGGCGCGCTCTCGGGTGGCGGTGTAGTCATAAAGGATCACCGGATGCCCTTTGTCCCCACAGTAAGGCCAGATTCGCCCGTTACGCGCGAACGGCAATTTGCTATCTAGCACCTTCACGCTGGTATCGTCAGTTCCGATGACCTTCGATTGGAACAGCACTTCCTTCGCCGATCCATACAGCGGCTGCAGCAGATCCGCGCATTGGGCCAGCCAACCACCCATGGTTTTGCGCGAGATGTCCACGCCGTGCCGCTGGAAAATCGTCTCTTGCCGGTTCAGCGGCAGGTGATCCGCATTCTTGGCCACGATCACTTGTGCCAGCAGGCTCGCGCCGGCAGTGCTCTTTTCAATAGGCTGCGGCGGCTTAGTAGCGGTCTTTACCGTGCAGTCGCAAGCGTATTTCTTGCAGACATCTTCGATCACGGTCAATTGCGCGGGAATGAATTCGTAACGCTCACTGGACTCTTCTCCGATGGGCCGCAGGTCTTGTTGACAAGTCGCACAGTGCTTCTCCGCATCCGCCAGATCGTGCACGATGCGTTCGCGCTTGAGATGCTTGGCCAGAGGCTGTCTGCCACCGGACCTTTTCTGCGGTGCGGCTTCACCGGCGCCAGGGGTGGCGGGATCATCATCATCGGAATCACTGGACTTTTCCGTCCCCTCTGATTCCTGCCGGGCCTGCCAGGCGGCTGCGAACAGCGCCAGTTGATCGGCGGAGAGAGCTGCTCGCTTTTGCGGTTGCGCCGAGCGTCCAGCAACTCACGTAATAAGGTCTCGATCTTATTTCTTTCGCTACACTCCCGATCCAACTGGGCCATCAGGTCCAGCACCATCTGCTGTGTCTGCCCCCAAAACTAGGCGGGAAGGGCGGTCTGGGCACCACAGGGTCGCGAGACGGCATGAAAGGGGCGATAGCGTCCGACAATTCATGTTATCGGCTAAGTCTGGCGAGCTCCGGAAAGCTATCTCGTTAGTACCCATCACCAGCTAAATTGGCAGCGCTGCAGTATCCGGCCGCGCGAATTGGTGATCAAATAATTGGTGTCGTGCGGCGTGGATTTTGACCGGCTTGCCGGGCTAGTTCAGGTGCAACTACACCTGTTCGGAGGCTCTGTATAGTCGCGCCGAGGCCATTCAGGAGAAAGCTAGGATCGATGTGCCTGTGGATGGCCCAACCTGCCTTTCGCTTATTGGCATAAGACGGCGCCGGCCCGGATGCCGTCGCCGTTTCCGGATAAGCACGTTTTAATCTCTTGCAGTGCGAACACAGGCAGGAAATGCACTTTGAAGTGCATGCTTTGCCAAAAGCGACGCCTAGCCCCGGCTATTGTTCCTGTTTACGTGCGGCCATGCCCGTGCATTGCTTTAGAGGTGAAAATGCCGGACACTGAAACGGGGAATCGCGAAACGGTTCTAGTAGTCGATGACAACGAGTCAGTTCTACAGTGTGTAGTGGCGATCCTCAAACACGCAAACTTCCAGGTGATATCAGCGGACAGCGGAGCCAACGCCATTGAAGTGGCGAAGGCGACGGAAGGACGAATAGACATGCTCCTTTCCGATGTGGACATGCCGCTAATGTCGGGTCCGGACTTGGGCGCGACGCTGAAGGAGACTAGACCCGACCTGCACGTAATGTTGATGTCCGGGGGAGTGGACGGAAATCTACTGGTTCTCAATTACGGTTGGGCCTTCATTCAGAAGCCTTTTGTGGCGACTAAGCTGGTTCAAATGATGATGGAAGTATTGCACTCACCTGACCGGTCGCAAAGTGGCGGTCAGGAATTTGATAGCCGCAAGGACACGCCCTAACTGGTATTGGTCAGCTTCAAAACTCAGCAGCCGTGTTCCGCCCGGTGTAGCTTTACGGCAGTCCGTGCTTCCAAGCATTGGATCCGTGCAGCTTTCGCTGCTTCACGCAACTTCTCCGATTCCGAAGCAGAGCACGAAGCACTCGTATTGTTAAGCTCCTTTGCGGCGCGCGAGTAAGCGAGGGCGGCGATGTGTTGCTCCTCCACAAGCCGCATCTTTTCTTCACATGCCATCGGAAGCCGTAATCGTATCATCCCTCTGGCCGCTCAGTTCTTTCTGCCAGGTCTAGCAACGTGGGGATATCGGAGAGCGGCCGGTTTCATTGGTCTCCCGAACACCAGCTTTACACGAGGCCTTCCTTTCACGTTTCGGTCCATCACAGTGAATCGAGCCATGCCAGGAGATCGGCATCGCGCTTCCGTCGCGCGGTTTTGTAGGGCGCAGTTTTGGAATCCACCAGCGCCTTCCGTTATTTCAAGGCTGGCCCGTGGGTAATGATTCATGGTATCAAGGTTGGCGTGGCCTGTCGGGCACGCTAAGACTAAAGAGGAAACGGCTGCGTGGACGGCGAGCACCCCGGAGCCGCGGTCGTCGAGGCACCGTCGGCAACTTCTACGGGACGACGGTTAACGGCGCGGCCCCTCAACACTGGCACGGCCTTCAAAATCACTCCCAGCGGCAAGACTGACGAACTGGCCTGCTAGGCTTGGCTGGTTTTGGCTCACGCTACGAGAAATCGTGGCTGTTATATTCGGAGAAGTGAAGGCGAATAACCCGAAGCAAGGTTTCATCGGAGCCGAAATCTTGGGCCGTTACGAATTTCTGATGGCGCTTCGTCGCAGGCTGCGTCCGTTCTGGATTGCCATCCATGCTTTCTGGCAGGCGGGGGATATGAATGGGCTGCAGCAGTGGATGAGCACCAACGATATCGTTGATCACTGGTTCGTGGAGGTCGTTTGGGAGACGGTAGCCTATTGGTCACACAACCCCGAATCGCCGAGCGCTCGGCTGGACGAGGAAGACAAATGGTTTTGCTACGGCAGTCTCGTCAAAGAGGAACTGAACGTCAAACTCTTTTGTCCCGTGATTTCCCATCCGACCCTCAAGAACAATGTCCTCATGGACCGTCCCAAAGCGGAAACCGTTGACGAGTTCGAGACTCGGATGCGCACCGAATTCGACGCTCAACTACGCGACTACACAGGGTGGCTGCGGCGCGTGCTCGGCGAAAACCTAGCTGCACAGGAAACCCATGCGGAATGGACTGCATTCGCCTTTTCGGGTTGCTCCTTTGCTGATATTGCCGAAAAATGGCCGGGGCTTGCACGGGCAAAAGGTTGCTATCAGCCTGACAAGACAGTATCTATGGCTGTGCGCCGATTCGCAGCTCGCATTGGTTTAACGCTTCCCAAACGACGCAACCGAAGGTAACATCGCAGAGCACACATCGAAGTTACCTGAAAAAAGGTGAGCCGCTGATACCGTTGAGGTGATGAGGAAAGACATCATTTCCGTTTCAGTGGAGCCACTTGATCCAGAATTAATAAGGGCCCAAAAGCTGGCTGCTTGCGAACTAACATACCGAGCCCTCGTAAATGCCGACGAACCTCCGTTGCGCTGGTTCACCGTCACCGTGCTGCATCTACCGGCGACCTGGACGTACATCGTTGGAATGGCACTGTGGAAGCCCGATTCCACGGGCGCCCTTGCGTGGCGGGCGGCCACTAACCCATTCGCGATGCTCCGCGTAATCGCGCGCCGAACCGCCTTAAGGTGGCAACCGGAACTAGTCTTCGGGCGCAACGCGGACAAGGTGCTCCATCCCCTTGAGCGCGCGGTCTCAACACTGAAACTGCGAGTTCCTGAAGATGGCGAAAGGTACGAGGACGTTCTGGGCTACTGGAGTTGGCGCAGTGGTGCGACGACCAGCAGGAACGGCCATCGATGGCGACAGTTTCTTGATTTGGAGCCTGAGGACGACTTGCGGTTCTATATTATTGAGGAGCTTTGCTTTAACCCGCCGCGCAGTGGTCTGCACTACGACTGGGACACTATCGGGGCGCGGGCGGGACTCGCAGCCGATGAAATTGCCCTTTTGAAAGGGCGCTTCAAAGGGTACACACGAGCGTCTGTCGGTCGCTTTCTCGGTTGGGACGAACACCACGTCCAGGCTGTGTGGCGCCGCGTGAATCGTCGGCTGGACGATGACAAAATATTGCATCGATTGGAGTGGGTGCTAACAGGAGAGATAACGGAGTCGCCATTGAGAGTAACAGCGTAAAAAGATGTCCCCGTTTTGACTATGCCGGTACGCGGTAAATGGGGGTGAGCACCGACTACCGAGCAGCCGGCTGTGATGTCCCCATTTGAGACGAACCGGTACTTATTGATTAGAGGCGGGTATCCGAATCCGCGAGCGCCATGGCCCCCTTACGTTAGCGAGCGGAAATGACCTAGTCGCTCTACTCTTCGGTTGCGATGAAGGCGCGTTTTCAAAGGCCATACAAACATCCCATGGGTCGTTCTCTCGAATGTGATGCATCGGTCCGGCAGTTCGGCGCACGGGTGAATACCGGGCTGTACGATCTTGCGATGCTGTTTCGGTCAGATTCAGTGCTTATGGGCAAGTTAATGAACGCAAAATAGACGGCCGTCCGGGTGACAGTCTGAAGCAATGTCCCCGATCTAACAATCATCGTACGTACTACGTGGAGGGCCTGAGAAGGATGTAGCCCCGGGGAACCTGCCGAGCCATATAGCCCTCTATGTCCCGAATGCAAATCTTGAAGCACGTAGTGTAGCTGGACAACCGGCGGATAATGCGGGTGCGTTCGCTGAAGAGTTCGCCCAGGTAGCGCGGCAATTCGCAAAAAGCCTTAGTACCAGCATCACTTGGATTGCCCGGCCCGCCGAGCTGATTCTCACGCACGTGCCGGGCAACTCAAAAATATCGGAATGGGTCGGTCAGCCGTTGCTGATTTGGCCTCATCGTCATTTAGGGAGTTTATACGATGCATGTAAGCAGATATTTGTGCCGAATAACTAAGCAGCACCAACATAGGATAGGAATCGAGCGATGATCGAGGTGCCAACCATAACTCCCCAGGCCGCGCTCCGATCAGGCTGGTCAATTATTCCAATTGGGCCCAACAAAAAGCCTCTTGTACCGTCTTGGAAGCCATATCAGACGCGCAGGCCGGCCGATGAGGAATTGCAGGCGTGGATCGGCAGAAGTCCGGCCGCCTGGGCCGTTGTGACCGGCGCGATCTCAGGCCGCATCACACTCGATTTCGACGGCGCGCCAGGATGGCAAACCATGGAGCGGCTTGGTTTGGAGCCGCACCGAAGTACGCCCAGCGGTGGATTCCATGTTGACTTCGACCATCCTGGATGGCGAGTCCGTACGCTAAACGGCAGGTCCAAACGGGAAATGGACGCACGATGGCCGGGTCTCGATATCCGTGCTGATGGCGGTTACGTCCTATTTACTGGCCGGACCGACCGCGGCGAGTACCTTTGGCGGCACGATCCAAAACCGCATTCGCTTGACATACTGCCCATGGACCTGCGCGAATACCTGGGTCTCGCCCGGCCACCCGAGCGAACCGGCGCCACGCGGGACAACCACAGCACGCCGTCTCGCCATGACCGCGTCGCAGTGGAGCGAGTGGTCCGCATGGCATTGGATCTGGCCGATACTCACGGGCGCAACAATGCCGGATTATGGCTCGCTTGCCAGTTGCGCGACAACCGCCACTCCGAATCCGAGGCTAATTCGGCGATGACGAATTACTGCAACCGTGTTCCGGAAGTCAATGTCAAAGGCGAACCCGAGCCATATACCGGATCTGAAGCGCGCGCCTCGGTGCGAGAAGCCTACTCACGTCCGCCCAGGGAACCGTGGGCAACCACAAAGGCGGTATCCATGCCGACGAGGATCGAACCTTCTACTACGACCACTCGCGACTTGCTGAACCTGCCCTTTAACGACCTTGGCAACGCCCGCCGGCTGATCGCCCTGTACGGCGACAGGATGCGATACTGCCATGCGTCCGGCACCTGGTTCAAGTTCACGAATTCGCATTGGTCGGTTGACAGGATCGATACCGCGCGCGTGTGGGCACACGAGAGCATGTTGGAGTTCGCACGCCAGGCGATGGCTTGTGGCAACGATGCTGCTTCCAAGTTCGCCGGGCGGTGCCTAAACTCGCAGCCTCTAACGGCCATGCTGAGAGAGGCTCAGCCGCATCTGCCAATAGTGCCGGAGGAACTCGACACTGATGCCGGCTTGTTGAACTTTTTGAACGGAACCGTGGATCTACGTACCGGGGAATTACGGCAGCATTCACCAGGAGACTTTATCACGAAGATCGTAAGGTGCAGGTATCGACCGGATACTCCATGTCCACAGTTCCTCCAGTTCGTCAAGAAGACGCTGCCTGGGCTGGCTGATTACCTCCAACGGGCGATCGGTTACAGCGTCACCGGGTTCACGTCCGAGAAGGTTGTGTTCCTGTGCCACGGCAACGGAGACAACGGCAAAACCACGCTGCTATCCACGCTGCTGCAACTACTTGAGGACTATGCAACTCTTCTGCAGGTAGAAACGCTCATGGCACGGCAGGAGAGCAACAATACGCAGGCCGATCTTGCGGACCTTCGTGGCGCCCGGTTCGTCATGACATCCGAAACGGAACTGGGTCAGCGGCTCTCTGAAGGAAAGCTGAAGAGGATCACTCAGGGCATGGGACGAATTAAGGCGGTGCGCAAGTATGAGAACCCCATCGAGTTTCCGGAGACTCACAAACTCTGGATGGATTGCAATTACAAGCCGGTGATCCGCGGCCGGGACAACGCCATCTGGAACCGTCTCCGGTTGATTCCGTTTCAGGTAACCGTGGCCGCAAACCAAATCGACCGCGATCTGCCGGCGAAGCTGCTGGCCGAAGGCGAGGGCATCATGGCGTGGGCAGTGGCGGGCGCCGTGCGGTGGTTTCGGGAAGGTCTCGGCAAACCCGATATCGTCGAATCCGCTGGCCGTGAGTGGCGGGTTGATTCAGATCACATTCCCAGGTTTATTGCGGACAACTGCGTAACAGGCGAGTCCGCACAAGCCAATGCTCGTCCGCTATACGAAGCGTACCGGAGGTGGGCCGACGCAAACGGTGCGTGCGCAGTTTCTGACCTGGCGTTCAGTAGCGCGCTTGGCGATCTCAAATTCACCAAGAGGCACGCCAAGGTCGGCACGGTATACCAAGGCATCGGGCTAAGGGCCGACTCAGTCGAACCGGTGACGGGTGACGGCCGATGACGCGCTTTCTTCTAAAAGTATCTATATGCAATCTGTATAGGGAACTTTATAAGAATGCCTGTCACCACCCGTCACCCGTCACCAGATCTGAGGTTACTCACCAGCGTCGCGAGCCTTGTTTGTGGGCATATCTTGCGAGCCAAGCGCATGGGTGGTCGGGCGAAATACGGGCGAACAAAGCGGGTGATGCGGTTGCTTGTAAGCCATTGATTTCAGGGACCTGACTGGCCACTTTTCGGCTCGGGTGACCGGAGCGCACCTATTCGATACCGTTCCGGTCAAAAAAGAGGTGGTCAGGTGGTCGGTGGTCACCCATAGCCACCCGACAGCCCAGCCAACCATTGAAGCGATAGCGTTTCTCAACAAAATCCAAAGGAGTAAAGCATGACCACGGACATACATATTACGCCAGCGCTGGCCCGCCGCATCGAAGTCTGGCACGTGGAGCGGCTGGTGCCGTACGCGCGAAACGCCAGGACGCATTCCGATGCGCAAGTCGCCCAGATCGCCGCGAGCATTGCCGAGTTTGGCTTCAATGCCCCGATCCTCGTAGACTCTAATGCAGGAATCATCGCGGGTCACGGTCGCCTGCTGGCGGCGCGCAAGCTGGGACTAGCGGAAGTCTCGGTGGTCGTGCTGGACCACTTAAGCGACACGCAGCGGCGTGCGTACATCCTTGCCGATAATAAACTCGCCGAGAAGGCCGGCTGGGATGTGAAACTTCTGGCCGCGGAACTTGCCGACCTGGAGAGGGAGGGTCTCGATTTAAGACTCGCGGGGTTTTCGGACCAGGAGTTGGAAACACTGCTGGCGGACTCCGGCGACGACCCGGCGGCCGAGATCGAGGAGCAGATCCCGGAAGCAACCACCGAGCCGATCACTCGGCCCGGCGATGTGTGGATTATAGGTCGCCATCGCCTGATCTGTGGCGATTGTCGGGACACCGGTGTCCTAGCGCAGCTTCTCGGAGACTGTAAGGTCAACGTGGTGATCACCTCACCGCCGTATGCTAGCCAGCGCGAATACGATCCGACTAGCGGGTTCACTCCCATCCCGCCGGACGAATATGCCGACTGGTATCGCGCTGTCGCGGACGGCATTGCGAGCGTGTTGGCACCCGACGGCTCTTATTTTCTCAATATTAAGGAGCATGCCGACGATGGGGAGCGCAACCTCTACGTCAAGGATCTGGTATTAGCCCACAGACGGCAGTGGGGGTGGCGCTTCGTTGACGAATTCTGCTGGCGCAAGACCGACAACGGTGTGCCTGGCGGATGGGGAAATCGATTCAAGAACGCTTGGGAACCAGTCTTCTACTTCTCCCGGCAGTCGGAGATCAAGTTTCGGCCGCAAGCGGTATCGCACATCTCGGAAGACTGCTTCGAGTACTCGCCTAGCAATCCGAAGTCTCCATCGGGCAGTGGTCTGTTGGGTGCGGGCGCCCGTGGATCAGCGACGAGACAGTCCGGTGGTGCCGATGACGGTAGCTTCAAAGGCTTAGCACGGCCCAGCAACATGATTGAAGTTAGGACTGAGACGCGTCAGGGATTACATTCGGCTCCCTTCCCACGCGGGCTGGTCGAGTTCTTCCTGAACGCGTTCACCGACGCCGGAGACGCGGTGTTCGATCCCTTCCTAGGGTCCGGGACTACCTTGGCTGCCGCCGAGGTGCGCGGACGGATCGGATTCGGATGTGAGATCAGCCCGGCCTACTGCGACATGATCCTGCGCCGGGTGGCGAACCTGAGCAGAGAGAAGCCGATTCTGCTGGCAAGCGGCCAGACGATGGCCGAAGTCGCTGCTGCGCGCGACGTTCCGTTCGATCTTAGTTGAAGTCTTTTACATAACAAGTTACTTAGGCACTCCCGCCTTCCAGGCGGCTACTAATCCAAATGAAAGAGGTTCCATTGACAAAGCACGCGACCGAACTAAAGGTAGAACAGTGGCCAATCGAGAAGCTGATCCCCTACGCGCGGAACGCCCGCACCCACACCGATGAGCAGGTGGCACAAGTGGCCGCCAGCATCGTCGAGTTCGGCTGGACGAACCCGATCCTGGTCGGAGCGGACGGAATCATCATCGCAGGCCACGCTCGTCTTGCGGCTGCCCGAAAGCTGCACATGACACAGGTGCCCGTCATTGTCTTAGATCACTTGACTCCAACGCGACGGCGGGCGCTGGTCCTTGCGGATAATCGGTTGGCACTTAGCGCCGGTTGGGACGAAGCGATGCTTCGGCTTGAGTTGGAGTCACTACAAGAGGACGGCTTTTTGATCGACTTGGTCGGCTTCACGAATGAGGAAGTCGAGGAACTTCTCCGCGATTCCGAAGACGCTCAGGAGGGCTTGACTGATGAAGACGCTGTACCCGATGTGCCCGAAGCGTCAATCAGTCTGGCCGGAGACCTCTGGCGGCTAGGTCCCCACATACTGCTGGTAGGCGACGCCACCAACTACACCGATGTCGAACGGCTGATGAGCGGTAGCGCCGCCGATCTCGTCTTCACGGACCCACCGTACAACGTGGACTATGAGGGGTACACCGAGGACCGGCTCACCATCCAAGGCGACCACATGACTGATGACCAGTTCTGCAAGTTCCTCGTTACCACCTTCGCGAACTACCGTCGTGTCGTGAAGCCTGGCGCCTCGCTGTATGTCTGCCATCCATCGTCGTGGCAACGCGAGTTCCAGAACAGTCTTGAAGCGGCGGGCTTCGAGGTCCGCTGCCAGATTATATGGGCGAAGAACACTTTCGCCTGGGGGTTCGGCCGATACAAATTCCGGCACGAGCCAATCTTCTACGCGCACGTCGAGGGACAGGCCGATGCATGGTACGGCGACAAGAGCCAGAACACGCTGTGGGAGGAGAAAAAGCCGTCGGCGAACCGGCTGCATCCCACGATGAAACCGATCGAACTGATCGAGCGGGCATTTGTTGAATAGCAGCAAATCCGGCGATATGGTCGCAGATTTTTTCGGCGGATCAGGTTCCACGTTGATCGCTTGCGAGCGCCGCGGTCGCGCCGCGCGCCTGGTGGAACTCGACCCGCGCTACGCCGATGTCATCTGCCGGCGTTACATGGAGTATACGGGGAAACCGGTTGTGCTTGACGGGGGCGGCCAGAGCTTTGACGAAGTCGCCGAGCAACGACGAACCTCATGACCGCCACCGCCTTACACCACCCGTAGATACGGAAAGCGTGCGCCCAATGGATAGGCCGGCCTCGGTGGTCCGTGGCGCTTGTCCCGGTAGTATGGTAGGGCTGCGTTCCCGGGCATCAAGTCGAGCATGCCTTGCTTGAGCATTGCTTGAGCATCACTTGGGCATTACTTGAGCACCTCCGGGATTGCCTGCTTGTACCATCGAACCGCAACGTATGGACTGCTCGGCGCAGGCGGCTCCATAGGGAATTTACTCCGCCCTGGATAACTTGACGTTGGCACCGGCTGTCTACTCGCGATCGGATGAAGCTGGCAACGCTCACGATGCCGTATTAGCGGCCCGTCGGTTTTGGGCGCATCCAGCGTCGGAGTGGCAGCATTCTCCGAGACAGCCTCCTTCGGATCAACGTTGGCGCCCAGGCCCGCACCGGTGGCGGCTCGTTCGGCAGAGTCTTCAAGTTCTATTCGCTCACATTTCGTTGTCGTGGACCGTACGGGTTTGGCTGGGAGAAAAGATGCATTCCGCTGGCATGTCAGAAAGGCAAGGAAACAATGAATAACTCACGAACGATTAACGGGAGGGCGAGCACATGGCGACTATGAGCCAGAGGCAATACGCACGTCATCGCGGCGTAGCACTCTCCGCCGTGCAGAAAGCAATTAAGACCGGGCGTATCGCGAAGCAACCGGATGGCAGGATCGATCCCGCTGCGGCCGACGTTGCCTGGAAGCAGAAAACCAGAACCTATGTGCCTGCTATCACTCGTCCGCCAGAACCTGAGCACGAAGAGATTGGTGGTTTCGGCGCGGGTCAGTACACCAGGGCCCGCGCCGTACGCGAACACTTCCAAGCCCGACTCGCCAAGCTGGAATACGAAGAGCGCGTCGGCAAGTTGGTTTCAAAGGACGAAGTGCAGGTCGCAGCCTTTAATAAGTTCCGTCAGTTCCGGGATCACATACTCAACATTCCAGATCGGGTAGCCGCGATGGTGGCCGCCGAGGCTGAGACGGCGAAGTGTTACGAGATTCTGGCGACCGAGATTCGGAGGGCTTTGAATGAATTTGCCGACTCCAACAACTGAAGATATCTATTCGGCAGCGGCGGCCGCCGGCGCACGTCCCGACCCGCTGATGACCATTTCGCAATGGGCCGATCGGTATCGCACCCTCTCACAGCGTGCATCGGCTGAACCTGGCCCGTGGCGCACTGAGCGCACGCCCTACCTGCGCGAGATCATGGACTGCCTGTCACCCTCGTGCCCTATCGAGCGCGTCGTCTTTCAAAAAGCCGGCCAGATTGGTGGCACCGAGTGCGGGAACAACTGGATTGGGTTTATTATCCATCAAGCGCCCGGCCCTATGATGGCTATCCAGCCGACGGTCGAAATGGCCAAGCGCAACTCCCGGCAGCGTATCGATCCTCTGATCGAGGAGTCGGATGTACTCCGCAACCTGGTGAGCGATCCCCGTTCCCGTGACAGTGGCAACACAGTACTCACGAAGGAATTTCCGGGCGGCGTGCTGGTGATGACGGGGGCCAACTCCGCTGTCGGCCTGCGTTCAATGGCGGCGCGGTATCTGTTCCTTGACGAGGCGGATGCATATCCCGGCGATGTGGAGAATGAGGGCGACCCGGTCACTCTGGCCACCGCCCGTACACGAACCTTTGCGCGCCGCAAGATCTTCCTGTGCTCGACACCGAAGATCACGGGCATCAGCCGCATCGAGTCGGCATTCGAAGAGAGCGATCAGCGGCACTATTGGGTGCCGTGCCCCGCCTGCAATGCGCTACAGATTCTGACGCTCGAACACCTACGCTGGCCGAAAGGCAAACCGGGCAAGGCCGTCTACGTCTGCGAGCATTGCGGCTATGAGATCCACAACCATCAGAAGCAGTCGATGCTCGAAGGAGGTGAGTGGCGCCCTGGTGCCACTGGCGACGGCAAGACCGCCGGCTTCCACCTGTCCAGTCTGTACTCGCCAGTCGGGTGGTTCTCCTGGGCAGAGGCCGCGGCGCTGTTCGACCAGGCGCAGAAGAACCCCGCACTGCTCCAGGTCTTTATCAATACTGTTCTGGGTGAGACGTGGGCGTTGCGCGGAGAAGCTCCTGACTGGCAACGACTACATGATCGACGGGAGGATTATGCGATTGGGAACGTGCCCGCCGGCGGCTTATTCCTCACCGCCGGAATCGACGTACAGAAGGATCGCGTTGAAATCGAGGTAGTGGCCTGGGGGCGAGGCAAGGAATCGTGGTCCGTCGATTATCAAGTGCTGGAAGGTCAGACAAGTGGGAAAGCAGTTTGGGACAAGCTGACGGCTCTGTTGGACACCCACTATCCCACCGACGCCGGGCCAAGCCTGCCGATTATGAAGTTCGCCATTGATTCGGGATACGCGACTTCTGAGGTATATGGTTGGGCACGGCAATACGGCGGCGCACGAGCGGTTGTGATCAAGGGCGACGCGCGCACCGCGGCCCCAGTGAGTGCACCTTCTTCCATTGACGTTGGCCCACAAGGCAAACGCATGCGCTGGGGCGTGAAGGTATGGCCGGTGAACGGGTCGATTATCAAGGAGGAGTTGTACCGCTGGCTGCGGTTGGATCGGCCCACCGAGGAGGACGGCCCTTATCCTCCCGGCTACTGTCACTTTCCGAAATACGGACCGGAGTACTTCAAGCAGCTAACTGCGGAACAGTTAGTACCGAGGATTGTAAAAGGTTACCGCCGGGCGGAGTGGCAGAAGACTCGCGAACGTAATGAAGCGCTGGACTGCCGCGTGTACGCCAGAGCAGCGGCCGCTGTGTATGGTATGGACCGCTTCAACGACGAAGTGTGGCAAGCCCTGCAAAAACAACCCATGCCGTTAGTGGATGCAGCTCCGAAGGCCGCCGTTGCAACGCCACCGCCACCGTCAAAGAACCGTCCTATCCGCCAACCATGGATCGATCCAGCGCAGACGCATAAGTGGCTTCGTAGGTGATGGCAGGGATTCCATTAAGCCGAGAGGCGGGAAGGTCGCCCGACGCAGTCGCAAGAAACTTCCAGTTTAATTTCCAAAATCGAAAAGGAACCGATATGATCTCAGATGTCGAACAATTGAAATGTAACTTGAAAACGATAGCCCGAACGTGCAGTAGCGTCGAAAGCTCACATGTGCTAGAGGAGATGATAAACCGCGGCGAACTGAGCTGCCGGATCAAGGACGAGCAAGGCCGCCCTATCTGTGTCTGGTACATCGACGGCGGTTCTTCACTACTTGATCGAATTGCCGGCACCAAAAGCACGACGCAACGTATTAGTTTGGAGCTGCTTGCTGACGGATTAGCAGAGTTCGCCGCAGATGATCTCGGTCGTGGCCTAAACATCTACTGGTTTGCACGTGACGCACAAGTGGGGCCCTCGGTTCAGTAGCGGTCGGGGCGTCATTGTCGGCCGGCTAGGAAGCTTGCGCTGACAGGATATCCCTGTCTCAAACAAGCCGTTCTTGGGCGCTCGGCGCGCTACCGGATAGAGCGGAAAGACTTGACAGGTTAAGCCCACATAGACATTCCCTGCGTCTCATTGAAAGCGCAGAACACAGTATCATGTCCCAGATTAATTTCCCAAACGAGGTAGCCAGATGATTTGCGTCAGCAGAACAAAATGGATCAGGCTCGCAGACGTGCCGACAACTCCCCTGGCGAGCCATGCGAATCAGACCGTGGCAGCTATGAGGAGCTAACCCATGCCCGAAACGATGACCAGTACAGGCAATCAAGGTATTGACGCACTCGCCGACGCCATCGCTGAGCGAGTATTCCAGCGGCTCGCCGCGGCGCGACAACGCAGCGTGGGACGGCTGCTGGACGTACCGGCCGCAGCTGAATACATCGGTCGTAGCCCATCCGCGCTTCGCCATCTGATCGCCAAGAAGACGATACCTTGTGTGCGGCGGGACGGGCGCGTGCAGCTTGATCGCCAGGACCTGGACAATTGGGTTGAACTCAGCAAGATAGGTGGGTAACATGTGTGCCATGCGAAGACGAGGCAGTGGAACTGTTTACCGGCGCGGACGGATTTGGTGGATTCAATATTTTGTGCGGGGGCGGATCGTGCCGGAAAGTAGCGGCTTCAGCGACAAGGCCGCCGCGGAAAACCTGCTGAAGCAGCGCATCGGAGAAGTAGCCGCCGGGCGGCGCGTAGGCCCGGAGCGCGCCACGCTTGCCGATCTATGTGCACTGGTGATCGAGGATAATCAGCTGCGTAAGCTGCGCGACGCCCAGCACGTCGAGTGGCGCTACAAAGCTCACATCGAACCGGTATTGGGCAGCCTGCTGGTGTCACGGTTCGGCTCGGCGCAGGTGCGGCAGTACGTCACCCAACGCCGATCGGCTGGCGCCTCGGACGCCACCATCAATCGCGAGCTCGCCATCGTGCGCCGCGGGTTCAGACTCGGCGCCCAGGAGGACCCGCCGCTTGTGCAGCGGCAGCCGGCGATCTCCATGCTCGCAGAGGACAATGTCCGCCAAGGGTTCCTGGAGCAGGAGCAGTACGAGCGGCTGCTGGAGGAACTGCCCACCAGTATGAAGGCGCTGTTCGTATGCGGCTATCACACGGGCGCGCGCAAGAACGAACTGCGGCGCATCCGCTGGGAGCAAGTGGATATGGAGGCCGGACTGATCCGGTTATCGGCAGGACAGACGAAAGGGAAGAAGCCGCGCACGCTTCCGATCTACGGCGACATGCGGCGGTGGCTGGAGCATCAGCGTGAAAGCTGCCCGGCAAGCTCGGCATGGGTGTTCCACGGGACGCACAACTGCCCGGTCGGGAATCATCTCAACGGCTGGGTGGAAGCCTGCGAACGGGCCGGCGTGGCTGGGCTACTGTTCCACGATCTGCGCCGCAGCGCGGTGCGCAACATGAAGCGCGCCGGCATCCAGGACAAAGTCGCCATGGAGATCAGCGGCCACCGCACGCGGTCGATTTTCGACCGATATAACATCGTGGACGTGGCCGACCTGGAGAACGCCGGGAAGCGACTGGAAGAGTATGCCCGGAACCGGAAGCGGGAACGGGCGGCCAAGCTAAGGCGGGTTAAGTAGGTTGACACGCACGGGATTCGAGAACCCGCGCCAAACCCTGGAAATGAAGCGGAGAACCACTACAGAAACCACTACAGTGCGCCTGGAGCAATTTTAGGGTAAACTCAAAGGAGTCATAGCATTGCCGGAGTGGCGGAACTGGCAGACGCACGGGACTCAAAATCCCGCATCCTTCACTGGGTATGAGGGTTCGACCCCCTCCTCCGGCACTCCGATATCGTTTTTGCTTTCAACACTTTCCAGCTGTCTCGATTGCCCTGTACGCGATTTTGTGCGAACATCGGGTCAGTGCAGATTTACCGCCGCCACAAATCGACCTGCAAACATAGAGGTGACATCTCGAAGAAGTGCCGGTGCACCTTATGGGCAACTGGTGTCCTCGAAGGTAAGCCATTCCGCCGATCGCTCAAGACCCGCAATTACGAACGCGCGGAACAAATCGTAGCCGAGATCGAGGTCGGCAAAAAGAAACTGAACGAGCCGAAGGGCATCACCGTGCAAGCAGCTATCGACGCCTACTTCACGGACTGCGAAGCGCGCAACCTCAAGCAACCGACCATCGTGAAGTACCGGCGACTCGCCAACCGCCTCTTGGCATTCTGCCAGGCCGAACGGAAAACCGTACTCACCGATCTCACCGTGGAAGTGTGCGGCAAGTTTCGGGGTACTTGGAACTTCTCCCCGCGCACCAACGCAAAAGAACTGGCCCGACTTCGGGCATTCTTTTCGTTCGCGGTTTCACGGGATTGGCTTCCGAAGAATCCGGCCCGCAGCCTCACCATGCCGAGCGTGCCGGACAACCCAACCCTCCCCTTTACCGATTCCGAGGTTTCCAAACTCTTTGCCCATGCGGATTTCCGCACCACCCTTTTCTTCCGCGTCTTGCTTCACTCCGGTTTGAGGATCATCGACGCTGCCCACCTCCGGCCAGAGCGGATCGAGAACGGTAAGATTTTTCTGTACCAGCAGAAGACCGGAGTGCCCGTCCGATGCCCCCTCCCTCCTGACCTGGTTGCCGATCTCGCGAAACAGCCAACCACGGGCGGTTTCTATTTCGTCGTGCAGTCCGACAATTTCATGAGCGTCGCCGAGTACTACCGGCAGAAATTGGCGAAAGCAGGGAACGCCGCTGGGGTCGAGAACGCACGGCCACATCGGTTCAGGGATACCTTCGCGGTCCGCCTGCTCGAAAAAGGCGTGGCACTCGAAACCGTATCAATCCTTCTCGGCCACACTGACATCAAGACGACGCAAAAGAGCTATGCCCCGTGGGTTCAATCACTTCAGAGCAATCTTGAGCTCGCCGTGCAGAAGACGTGGGATAAGCCCGCGCTTCGGCGAGTGAAATAGTCAATCCTGCAAATCTTTCCTAGCAGGCTGCTGAAAAGCTAGGTTCATAGCTGTGCTTTGCATCGAAGAGTACATTACAGCATAATGAATAGAGCGACTAAGCTCGTAGGTGTATC